GGGATAAGGCCGGAGACAGTCGTCTTCCAGTTTACAAGAATGCTATTCATGATTTTTGCCCCTGCTTTGCTTGTTTAAGTGCGTCTTGGTAGGAAAGCGCATAGCCGGCAATCAGCTTGGCCCTATCCGTCCCATTGATGATTCGGCGAGCGCCGACATAGTCAGGCGTCTTCCCCGGCTTGATGTAATCAGCCAGTTTCTTGCCCGTGAACATCCCAAAAATCATGCCGCGATACGCAATATCAAGCGCCACAGGCCACGTTAGAGCCGCTGCAGGATTGTTTTGGATGCCGAATTTTACGTAGTTGTATTTCCAAGTTATCTGAATCAATCCGCGGCCGATCCAGTCAGGGGCGTAACGCTTCGTCGCGAAATAAGCCGGGCTTCCCATCTCTTTAATGGGCTGCATGGTGAAGGCCGTTTCATGCGTAACCGTCGCCAGCAGATACGCCAGTTCATCGTCTGACATATTCGGCCATTTGCTATCGCGATATGCGATGATTTTGTTGATGCCGTCGACCTGCTTTTGCGTCAGCTTGCCGCCAAATACGGCCCGACGAATACGGTCAAAGAAATAATCCATATTCATCGGTCGGCCTTCTTGCTAACGGCGTCCATGATCCTGTCCAACTTGCTAAATACTTGGCTCATGACGTTGTTAAACTCGTCTCTGGTCACATACTCTCCAGCAACGAGAACCTCAATAGACGCGACCTTATCGGCCAGTTCTTTGTCTATACGGCGAAGTTCGTTGATCGACATCCAGACGTTGTTTAGCCACCAGCCAAGCATCGCGCTGATAAGGCCAATCAGGACGTTATAAATCGTCTGGTGATCCATTTTACAGTTCCCTTACAAGCTGGATATTCATCAGGATTGAAGGCGTAGCCGGCAGGGAACCAGCAGCGGCTTCCGCATAAAGCAGCAGATCGATATCTGCTGAAGACCACGCGATTTCTAGGTAATCGCCAGCGTTCAGGGACTGTATATAACTCACCGAAACAGGCGTTTTTTCTCCCGTAGCAGAAAGCGTCGCGCGACGATTTGTTGCCGTCAGGTTCGAGTTATTTTTCATCAACCAGAAATTGACCTGATCGGCGCCGCCGTCATTCTTGTCGACTTCCGCGGTAAAATCGATGCTGTAGACGCCAGCGTTCGACACGGTGATTTGCGTGTTTGACGCGACAGATATGCCGTAATTGCCAGTCGAATTATTGAACGTCACCTTATTGACCGCGCCGCCAACAGGATTGGTCTGGCTCACAGTGCTATAATATGAAGCCCAATAGCCCGGAAACGTCATATCCGGCGCCAGATTGGCGATAGCCTGAGACGTTGTGCGCTTGCTTTCGCCCGCCTGAACAATTTCCAGTTCTTCGGCGCCTGTAAGTGCTGTCGCCACAGGTAAGTTAGGTATCTGAACGACGGCCATTATGTATCATCCTCGCCGGTTACAGGGACAACGACGTTCTCATACGGTAGACCCGGATCGTCATTGCCCGGAGCATTGAAATCAGTGCCGGGAGCAGGATTGAGCCCATTTTCCGGCTCGCCAGTCTGTTGCGTAACGCGCAGATAGGTTGCAAGAGGAAGTCTTCCAGACGCTTCTTCAAGCAGAATACCAAAAGAACTCATTGCACCTTCTTGCGCAATAAAGCCGACCTGAAGTTCAAGCATCAGGAAGCCATATTGGAAGATTGGCAGCTGCGTCGGATTTGTCTGGCGGGTATCTCCGCCGATGACCGGGATGCCGGTCTGAGCGTTTACCGTATTGCCCTGCGTTGTGCGATAGTCGGTCGAGGCCGACACATAATCCTGCACGCGAGGGTTGAGGATAGGCGTCGGATCTGCCGGCAAGATAATCGCGCGCAGCTGCTGCTGTGGGGTATCTGTGCAGGTATCGCAAACCAGAATGCGCTTGTTGATCAAGCCGGCGCCGGCGTAGTCAAATTGCCAAGTCAGTCTGTTGTGGTTGTAAAGAAACCCACACCTATCGCATATACCGAAGGCGTTAGGATTTCTCGAACTTACTGTAGCGCGGCCATGCGGTCTCATCGGAAATAGCCAGACAACTGCGGTGACAAATAAGTATTGGCCGTTTCGATATTCTGAGCCGCGGCAATATCGTAAGACTCATCCGCCATTGGCTTCATAATCGCCGCCTTCTCCGGCGCCCAGACCTGCGAAAGCCGGAAAGCCAAGCCATAGACCATCGCCTCAAGCCATATCGGCGGCATGTCCATTTCCTGCGTGCCGCTCAGATTGGCGTCCTGAATGCGGGAGACATAGGCATACGTCAAGGAGACTTGCGAGCCATCCGGGACAGGCCAAAGCGTAAAGGTCGGCGTCAAAGTGCGGTCGAACCAGAACGTCGTCGGGAAGCCCTGCTGGGCTTTGTTCGGGTAGGACATATATTCTGTGCGGCTGATCGGAAGAATAATCCGGTCAATTGCGTTGGGAGCCGTTCCGGTCGTGACGAATGCGTCCAGCATAACGACGGCATTGGCCGGGACAGTATATGACGACGTGCCTTGAACGAGCGGGACGGTGACGAACTTAACTTCCCAAAGATTGACGCCCTGATTGCTCCAGCGCGTGAACATCATATTCGTCGCCATGCGGGCGGCGTCGAAATGCTCTTGAACGAGGCTGGTCGGGCGCAGACCTATCAGCTGATAGGCGTAGAGGGTGACTTCACCTAAAGAGGGATTAAAATTATAAGTATTGCTAGTGCTCATTTTGAAGATCCTTAAATTTGAACACTAGGCCAAATATTGAGTTTCTTTCTTTTCTACAAACCTTTGAAATGCTTGACTTATGAATCCTATACGCATCGGCTGCATGAGAAATAGAATTATATTCGATTCCATCATTAATGCATATAACCGATTTTCTATTTGAAAATGCAGACTTTCTCATGTTTTTCGCACGAGTTTCTTGCATTTTTTCGGTGGGTGGAGGAGCAAGGCACCCTTTCTTCTTTTTACTCATTTCATTTTTTTGGGCATCCGACCAATTACGTCCTAAATTATATTTATTTCCAATATGGATTCGACCCATCTTTAACCGACCTTCTGGAGTTACTTTATGACCAGAAGTCCCATCACCACCCATTGTTGAATTATAAGCAGGCGACAAATCCAGTATTAAAAGTATTTCGGATTCAATAGCCGCCTCTTTTGACTGCTCGTTGAATAATGTTTCTAAAACAAAACTATCTGCACCATATTTATTTATGGCCCTATAAAAATGACCATTATTTACCTTTCGGCGCGCATGACGGACATGCTCATTAAATCTTTTGTCAACATTTTTTGAGGTCAAGCCAATATAAAAATCACCGTTTTGTTTATTGGTGATTTTATAAAGGCTATATTCCCCGCTGGTAGCCATGCTTCCCTCATAAGATCAAACGCCGTGAGATTATAACTCACGGCGCTGATAAAGTCATATGGTTACTCTTCGTCCAAATCCGGCGGATTCGCCTGCAGAGCCGCCAGATTGGCGTCGCCCTGACGCTTGATCTCCGCAATCAGATCCGCCACTTCCTCAAAAGGAAATTTGGCGAGACGCTGCATAATGACGCCCCATGCCTGCACGGGCAATTCAATGGACACTTTTTCCATGTTCCCTTCCCATCCATTCTATCCAATTCGAGAAATTGCTCATCCAGCGCTTTTCGCCGGAATGCCCGCAATTAATCGAAGGATCGATATAAACAGTTCCGCCTAATGCTGTCCACTTATTGCAAAGGACGATATCCTCAGAAATAAGTTCGCCATCAATAAGCTGAACATCGAAGACCATCCGGGATGGCTGGTCTTTATGCCGTTCCTGATATTCAGGAGCGTCATTCCACAGCATCTCAATCGCCCGGCGACTGATTCGCATAAAGCCCGTCGCGCAGCCATCGACCGCGACAAGCCCTTCGTCGTTTACCTCATAGTCGCCCAGCAGCTTGACGCTATACTGTTCGGCGTCTGATTTCTTGACGATAGGGGCGGCGACGATATCGACATCATGCTCCAACAGACGGAAAAAGTCCGGCGGATTCCAATCAACGTCGCAATCTATAAACACTAGATCGTCAACCTTGGCGTCATAAGCTAGTTTAAATATATCGTTTCTGGCGCGCTGAACTAAAGCGTCATATGACATATAAACCGCAGACACGTTAATGTCTTTAGTCAAGCCAATTTTTGACGTTTCATTTAACGCCGTGGCGTGCCATACGTTGACCTTGCCATCATATGAAGGTGCAGCAATCAGAACTTGGCGCATTACTCAGCCGCGACAGGTGGGTTAACAGGCCAAGGCAGCGGAGGCGTGACAGGCTCATTGGAATTAGCTTGCTGGATCTGCCAATCAATATCGCCAACAATCTCAGCTTCCATTTGAGCTTGTTTCTCAGGTGTGATGGTTTCTTGAACCCAACCGAGAACCTGAGATTCGGTTAAGTCAGCGTATGGCGTGAACGGAGCGCCAGCCACATAGGTGACTTCTGTAGTCCCGCCGCGTGTAGATCCAACGCCATTAGCGTCAACGCCGCGATATGACCACGTTACCTTGAATACTACGTCCGTCTGGCTTTCGTAAGTCGGGTAGGCGGTTAGTTGGTTGATTGACCAAGTATAGGTAATACTCATTTCACCCTCCTCTTTAATTCTTCAACTTGTGCGGAAAGTTCTTGAATGGCCTTCACTAATACCGGTGTCATGTTGGCGTCTGTGTATTTAAGATTTTCTGCATCATCATTATTTATGATAACTGGATTATCACCTTCAATGGCTAAAACATCTTGCGCGAAAAACCCATACCTAACATGACCCGTCGGGGTGTCATCTTCACGCGATTTCTTAAACTGGTATTTAACTGGATTTAATTGATTTACAAAATCAAGCCCATGTTCAACTTTGCCAAGATCAATTTTATCACGTTTGTCTGATGTCGCAGTCCACGCAACTTTAACATAAAGCCCGACAGTCGCATTATTACCAAACGCGCCTTCGTTAGATGCGGTGGTTATATTCCTAACAGTCCCCTCAGTGCCTGCAATATAACCAAAACAGGCGTTGTTTGACCCAGTTGTTATATTATATCCGGCTTGAAATCCAACAGCACAATTGTTTGTTCCTGTTGTGCTGCTTCGCAATGATTGGTGCCCAATTGCAGTGTTATTCGATACTGATGTTGCAAGTCTAAGAGCTTCAAATCCAACTCCGACATTATAATTACCAGTTATTAAATAAAGCGATCCTCTACCAACCGCCATATTTTGGGTGCCTGTTGTATTAGTTGCTAATACATCATAGCCGATAGCTACGTTGTCGCCGCCGCTTGTAATCGCTGGGCCGCAAGCAAAGCCTACAGCCGTGTTTCCATTGCCTGTGCAATTGGTCAAAGTCGCGCCGCCAACCGCAGTATTATACGCACCTGTTACGTTAGTGAATAACGCTTGATAGCCAACCGCCGTGTTACTTATGCCCGTCGTGTTGTTAGCAAGCGCCTGATATCCGACTGCGGTAAGATTAGATGTTACATTAGATACGAGTGCCTGATATCCGACAGCAGTATTAGCACTTCCTGTTTGATTTTGACCCAGCGTAGAGAAACTAGCGCCAATCAGACCGCCGCCCACAGCAGTATTGTAACTGCCAGTGGTGTTGGAATAACCGGCCGCCGCGCCCAAAAATGTGTTCGCCGTGCCGGTCTGGTTTAGATGCCCCGACCAAAAGCCAACTGCGGTGTTATTTGTGCCCGTCGAAGACGTATATAGGGTCTGATACCCGACAGCTACATTATATTGGCCCGTCGTATTATTATACAACGCTTGATAACCAACGGCGGTGAGGTTGGAGGCGGTGTTGGTGGTAAGAGAACCGTGACCAACGGCAGTGTTGCCCGATCCAGATGTAACAGCAAATAATGATGCGTTGCCTATTGCTACATTCTGATTACCAGCGGTTAACACATATAAAGCAGCATTTCCTAAAGCGACATTGTCGCCACCAGTCACCGCGCCATTGCCTATAGCCTGTCGGCCAATTGCTGTATTAACAGTGCCAGTTGATATTTTTGAACCCGCTAAATAGCCATAAGCTGTATTATAACTGGCAGTATTTAAATTAAGGGCCTGATAACCGACAGCCGTATTTTGCTCGCCCGTCGTATTAGCATTTAACGCACTAGCGCCAAGAGCGGTATTGGTCGCAACAGAACCGCCGCCTTCGCCAATATTAACACCGTTAATTACCGCATCGTTCGCAGCCGTCAGCGTCGTGCCGTTAAAAGTTAGATTTGCGCCGCCAACTAAGCGTGTCCCGTCAAAATAGGTGACTTGGTTCGTCGTAAAGGACGAGGCGTTGGTGCCGCCACGGGCAATCGGCAGAACGCCGGTAAGACCGGATCCGCTCAGGACATAATCGCCAATCTGAGCCGCAGTGACTTTAACCGGGCCTACGCCAGTCGTCTGAACGTCAGGAAACACGTCGGTCGAGGAGACCGCTGCGCCGGCCGTAAGCTGCGAAATGGACTTATTGGTCATGTCTTATTCCTGAGTAAGGAAGTTGTCAGCGAAGGAGACGCGCTTCCACGCGCCATTATACACATAGAGGTAATTATTGGTAGCGTCGTAATACATCGGCGAATAGCCGCTCACCGATGTCGGGACGCCTGTCGGGACGCCTGCCACAGACGGAATGTAGAAGAAGCCATCCGTCATCGTCGTGGAAGACGCGCCAGACGGGTAGATATTGCCGGTCGAAGATATTGTCAGACGCGAGACAGCCGCCGTTCCCAGCGTCATCGTCTGCGTATTCTGATTATATCTTACATAGCCATCATACTCGCCCGTGCCGGTCGTCGAATCGGAGAAATACAAGTTTCCGTAATTCGCCGATCCAGACCGGATCGTCATGCCGCAGTCGCCGGCGGCCGCCACGGTGATGCTGTTGGCGCCAGAGACGCCGTCATCCGCCGTGCCGATAAGGAGATGGCTGCTGGCGTCGAACTGAGCGGCATAGACGCCATTAATGGCGAAGCCGATGGCGTTGGCTCCATAGCTATAGATGCCTGTGCCAGTGTAATTGCTGAACGCCAAGCTGGGCGACGCCGCCGTGCCGTCCTTGAGCAGAACCTGAGCCGAAAACGACTGATTCGCCGTCCAAGTATTGGCCGTGCCAAACAGATTGAACCATGACGAAATGCCGGTTCCGTCCGTCTGCAGGACATAACCAGACGTGCCGCCACTTGCAGGGAGCGTCAGAGACCACGTCCCGGCGACAGAAGCCGTCTGCAGGGTCACAACGCCGCTTGTGGCGCCAGAGAGCCCCAGCGTGCCCGCGGTCGTGCCGGCGACGCCCAGCGTCGGGGTAGCAGTTGCGGTGATTGCATTGGCAGAACCAGAAGCCAAAATGGTGCCAGCTGACGATGTTGTAGGATACGTCGATGTCGTTGCAGACCAGTTTGTGCCGTCAGCGCGCAGGATAGTTCCAGTGGAAGTCGCTGTAGACGGGAAGGTAGCCGTTGTCCAAGTAGGATCCGCAGAAGCGCCGCCAGAAGTCAGAACCTGTCCAGCGGAACCAGCCGCGGTGACATTTATATTATTTGCAGCATTGCCGATCAAAACGCCATGCTGCGTCAAAGCCGTTAATCCGGTGCCGCCATTTGGGACGCCGACAATGCCGACAATTCCGCCGCCAGAAACCTGCGACCATGTCGTGACGCCAGAGCCGTTCGTGGTTAAAACGTAATCGGCAGTTCCAGCTGTGGACGGCAATGTCATCGTCCAAGCATTGGATCCAGTTGGGGCCTGTATCGTAACTATGTTGGCGCTGCCAGAATTGGCTAACTGCAACTGACCGCTCAAAGCATTAGCGCGGCCTAAGATAAGATATCCATCCTTGGTAAAGCTCGCTAAGGCGTTGTTGGACTCATCCTGAATTTGCAGGATGTTAACCGTGCCAGCCGGCCCGCGGCGGAACGTGCCCGCGGTGACGTCTGTAAGCGGGCTGAAAGTATTGGCCGTCGTAAAGAGATTGGCTGCATTTAGCAGAGCGACAGTGCCGCCGACTGAAGGGAATGTATAGGTCTGTCCTGCGGCGCTCGCCGTCAGAGACAGTGTCTCGTTGACGGTGAAAGTCTTGCCGGAAGAAATAGCAGCCGATCCGCCACCCAGAAGGAGATTCCGCAGCGTTGATACAGGGTAGACAGCCGGAGATGCCGAAGCGTAGCTGGGCGCTCCAAAAAGTAAATTGCTGTCGCTTATAGCCGCCTCTGGAGCGGCAGTCTTAAAATCAAAGGCCATCGCCAGTTACCACTCTAGAGCCAAAGTTCCCCATAATAGCAAATTATCATTTCCCCACCACAGTTCTTCTGGTGGAAATGGGCCGTTAAAACCCGGAAGAGATAACCTATTATTTGCCGAATATCCTTCGGTCACGGTTACGCCATGCTCAACCGTAAGGTCAAAGCCAATAGACAGATTTCCTTGTTCGGATGGATCCGGGCCGGGCATTATCCAATTTGCCCGATTGCAACAATGATCGACGGCGAGGCCGGCTGATTAGGCGGGAACGTCGCAGAACCAGAAACAGCCGGAAAAGCGTCAAGCTTTACATTGGTCGTTTCGCCAGACCACCAAAGTTCGTAATAATCTCCGACAGTGGTGCAAGGGAGATCAAGGGTCAAGGCGATAACGGTTGGAACGTCTTTGCCGACCGAAAGATAAGTATTCGAGTTAGCAACGTCAGAACCGTTCTTGCGGAACCATATTGAGACCTGTTTAGCGCTTGCGGCGCCGGTCGCGGCCGCGACAGCCGAAATAGAAAACGAGTAATTTCCCGGCTGCGGGAGCGTCATCTTAGTTCCGCCGACAAGCGTGACGCCGTTGGCGTTTATTGTCGTATCGAAAGTCACGACCTGAGCAAGGGCAGGATCCGCAATCGTCTGATCAATCGAAGACGAAAATGTTGCATGAGGGTTAGGGGCAATATGATAAGACATCAGATCACCTTCCAATTTGCGCCGTCGGAAATGATCCAGATCGACTCATATTGAGTAGAAAGAAAGAAGTTTAAGGCGCCATCAATCGTCTGCAGACCGTTGGCGTCAATAGTGATGACGCCGGTTCCGCTGTTCTTGATGCAATACTGCTTGCCGGCGATGCCAACAGCCGTCGGGAGCGTGACAGTGAAGCTGTTCGCGACGCAATCGATCATAAAATCGCCGGCCCCGACAACATATGCGCCAGACTTTGCGACATAGTCGGAAGAATACAGAACGCCGCCGATCTTTGATATCGTCATGTCGCCCGTAGACGTATCCAATGTGGCGTCGCCGCCAACATCAAATCCACCAAATGATCCGTTTGAGTTCCACTGAACTTGACCGGAGCTGCCGCCGGGCGTGGTAACTGAAAACGTCTTGATCTGATTTGCGCTGATTTTGACCGATGCGTCCGACTGAACGCCATACAGGACTTCAGTGCCGCCTAGAGCACTTGCAAGCGGTAGAGCAGGTAATTTAGCGTCGGCCATTTCATGCCTCTAAAAGCAGGTGCCCATCATTTTGCAGCAACAGATAGTCGCCGCTTTGCAGTAATAGAGCGTCTGTAGAGACAGGATCTAGGAACTGCGTGAATGTCAGACGATTACTCAGGGTCAGCTGATTAAGCGTCGACAGTTCATTGCCGATACTATACCCGCCCTCACCTGAGTCATTTCCCATTAGATCGGCCCGTTGCTGGACTGCAGGAACGTCGAAGTCACCGTGCCCGTTCCGCTATTTATCAGAACGCGAGCATACTTCGGTGTGAACAAGAAGTTGCTCTGCTGCGAGGAGTTCGCCGCCACAACCGCAAGATCCGAAGAACTAATCCACGTCATGTCAGCAGGTAGAACAGGGACAAACGGGTCGTTTGGGTCGTCCAGCGTCGACTGAACAGTGTAGTTAGCAGTGCCAGAGACATTGCACTGGATCGAAATATTCGAGGGCGCAAAGTCATCAAAACGAACCCACGGCGAGCCGCCAATGCCGTTAGTGCCGACAATCAAATTGCCGACCGCATTCCCGGAAATGGTGATGCTCGTGACCGTCAGATAATCCAGAACGGTGTAAACGCCCGTGGTGTTCGGGCCAGTAATCGTCTCAGAGATAATGTCGCCGGCCCAATTGGTGCCCGTGACAGTGAAGGTTCTAACGCTATCATTCGCGTCTGAGGTAATGAGGACGCGACGCTGCGAACCAAGATAGGCAATGCCATCAGTGACAAGCGCGCCATTAAGCGTCAAAGACTGAACGCCGCCGGCAGCGGGCTTCTGCGTCGTGCAAATGCCGTTGTCGTCGGCGGTCGCAAGCGCGATAGAGACTGTAACAGCCTGCATTAGCTTTTTCCCTTTTTAGCGCCGGAAGGCGAAACGGGCCAAGATTGTCTTGCAGGGCCGGTCTTCTTCACAGCAATAGATTTTTTCTGTTCCTTTGTCATCGAAGCGGCGGCCGCTGCGGGACGGCAGGCAGGATAAGGACGCTTGCCCTTCTCGCCTTCTATTCTACCACATTCTTTGCCAGTTTTGACATCTCGCCAGTCTTCAGCGAACCATTTTCCAAGGCCGCCGCCAGACGCTTTATTTACGCGATTATCTTCACCAGACCATCTACCGCCATGCTGTTTATACCATTTAGAAGCCCATGCATTGGCATAGGCAGAAGGATAAACATCAAACTTGGCGCGGGCCGCGGCTTTTGCACGGGCCCAAAGACCGGAATTTTGAGGTTTAGCCGCCATGCTAACAATCCCACTTGCGCAGTGATTTGTTGATACGGCTATTTGGATCTGCAGCGGCGGCGGCGCCTGTCAGCTTCTTCTTCACGCCGGTCATCCGGGCGCAAAATGAAGAGCGACGAGAGGCGGCTTTATCACTTTTAGCTGCCTGTTCTTTCGATACAGGCGGCTTCAAGTTCATGCCTTCGCGTTTTGCCGAAGCGCGGCCCTTCGCATTGAGACCACCTTCTGGATTTTTACCAGCAGATCTTTGCCAAGCCGGCGTCTTCGCCATAACGAATCTCCTGAAGAGAGCGGGGGCCGTTAAGCCCCCGCGTCTTTATTAGTAAGGCTTCGGCGTAGCGCCACGCGGCGAACCGCTGTGAGCAGACGAGAAGACGCCGCCGCCCGTAGCGCGAGCAGGCTTCTTGCCTTTCGCAGCTTCAGAGAAGACCTTGCCGCCCTTTTTCATGCAGCTACCGCCCTTTTTGAAGCCGTTGGTGCCGGATTTCGCCGACTTGACGACCGCCGGGCCGTCCTGACCTTCATAAAAACCCATGATGATCTCCTATTACGACGGGTTGACGGCCAGACCAGAGGTCGCGGCAGTCGGAGGAGCGTTATCGACATACGAGTTCGCAAGCGCGCCCGCATCGCCCCATTTCGTGGCGCCAACGGCCGTGCAGTTGTTGAACACAAGGCTACCGCCAGCGGCAGCATTGAGGTTCGCAACCGCGCTGATCGTCGTCGAGGTCGAGTCAACAGCGTTGTAGAACATGCACGCTTGGAACTTGTTCCAACGGTCAATCGCGCCAGCAGCCGAACCAAGGATCGCGACCGAATTGGCCGACGACGTCATGATCGGGAAGTCGCAATTGATGAACTTGTTGCGCGGCGTGGCCGAAGCAAACTCAAGGTTCGCGTTCGCGACCGTGCGCGTAACAGTGTCCTGACCGATGGTGCAGCCAACGAACGTGTTCTCGCCCGTGCCCATGACCTTCAGCGCGCGAGCGCCGGTGCCCTGAGCCGAAGCCGTGTCTTCGAAACCGCCGAACTGCACACTATCGTAATAGTTGCGGCCGCCGTTTTCGATCCACGTCACCTGCGAGGCGTTACCCGTCGAGAAGCCGGCAAAGACGGAGAAGTTCGCAAAGATACAGCCAGAGGCCGTAACATTGAACATATTGCCGCTGTTGCCGAACGTCGCAGCCGTGTAGGTGCCCGTCGGAGGCGCGAAACGAGCGCGATTCGAAACGCCGGTCGGCGCCGTCACGCCAATCAGATGCGTTGCGTTTTTCGCCCAAGTGATCGTGCCAGTCGTCGCAGACGACGTGACAGACTGAGCAAGAGCCGTCGACATGCGGGCAGTGCCGCTCGTCGAGCCATTGCCAATCAGAACGATGACATCGTTGTTGCCAGCGGTCGCAGCAGCATAAGCCGCATAGATCGTCTGGAAAGGCGTTTCCGGCGAGAGGCCGTCATACGCATCCGAACCAGCGGCCGGATCAACGAAGAAATAGGTGCCAGTCAGCGGCAGACCGCCGATGGTGCCGAGAACCGGAACACCAAAAGACGTAATGCCATTCGGGAAGTTAGTAAGGGCCATGTTGGCGCCTCCTTAGTTTAGAGAACGAACCGAAGGATGTCCCTGCGGGTCGGAGTGGTTATCAAGATAATCGGCAGCTTTTCGGAGGATCTTTTGATCATCTTTAAGCTTACCAATACCTGTATTGCAGTCTGAGCACAGCAATCCGCGTCCCTTCATAGTGCCCTCCGGTGTTCTTTTGAGAGATACACCGGAGGACTATTGCTGCCAATCTATTGTAGCTTAACGTAACCTATTGATTACGTTGGAGTGCTACCATAGATACTTCTCCAGTTATAATAGCCGAAGCTATAACGCTCGTAACCTTTAACCAGAAGGTTATCGGTCACAAAGTCGACCTGCATATCGGTCTCGAACTTAACGCGCTCCATGTAGGAGAGACCGTCAATGTTCGTGAGCAGGAACCAGCCACGCGAATTGGTCAAGAAGTCGTTGACCATGTAGCCTTCCGGCAGACCGCCGGCAGTCATCATGATGGCGTTGACGTCGTTGTTCGCGGTGCCGGGACGCAGTTCCGTCTTCGTCAGACGGATTGCAGTCGGCTCCAGAGCCGGCGGCACAACGAGACGACGACCACGCGCGAACACCTTCAGACCAGCCTGATCTTTGAAGTTCGTGCGGATGGCAATCATGCCGTTAAGCAGCGACGACTCGTTCAGGTCGACCTGAACCAGCGGCGTATTCGCAACCGTGCCACCGTCAATCGGATGGCTGTAGTTGAGAAGCGAAACGCCGTCGCCGCCGACAGACGCATTATACGTCGTCGCCGTGTTCAGGACGTTCGCGCCATAGATTTCCTTCGTCTGCTGGAAAGATTCCATCAGGCCAAGGTTCGACGGCATAAACTGTGTCTTATACAGGTTATCGTCGATGGCCTTACGAGTGATCGCATAACCAAGAGCAATTTCGACGTGCTCCTGATTATAGACGTAACGCTCGCCGGCGCTGTTATCGAACGCCGTCTGGCCGCCTTCAGTCTTCAGCTGGGCAAGACCCAAGAAGCGCATTTCCGCAGTGCGCTCAAGCGCCATTTTGGAATCATGCTTCGTAAAGATCTTGTCATACTGAGACGGGATCATCTCGTATTTGCCTTCGATCCCGCGGAGGCCGGGGAGCAGAAGGTCTTTAATGGCAGAGAGATTAACAGCCATAGTTGCCTACTCCCCTTAGCTGATGCCCGTCTGAGCGCCGTTAGCACGGGCCAGCGAGTCGTTGAACTGCACAATCACAAGATTGTAAGCAGCCGTAATGTCGGTGCCATTGGCGCCGGGCGGGTTAGCGACAACGTCGACAACGCGGAACGGGAGCGTAGCAGCCGTGCCGGGCGATTCGACATAGGCGCCAGAAATGCCGGAAGCGGCATTGCCCGAACCCATGTTGACGTCGATGTTCTGGCCGATCTTGTCGAAGCCGACATTCGTGCCGCCAGCCTGAACGAGGAACTTCGCGTTCGGGTCGTTGATGACATAAGCCTCAACGTCCTGCGAGGCGTCGCTGCCCGGCCAGTAGTTCGACCAAACGATGCGCTTCTGCGACGTCGAAAGGTATTTAACGCCAGCAAGAATGCCGGCCGTCGAGACCGTATTCGCGGGGTTATAAACCTGAATGTAGCCAGTCGCAGCGCCGGTGACGGGCTGAACGGGATCGCCGAAGTAAATCGGGGTAGCGTAGTCTTTATCAATGGTCATCGTGACCTGCTCATACGTCGGAGCAGATCCGGTGCCCTGATATTGACGGAATCCAAAGGGGCTGTTAGTGTTCGCCACGATGGTTCTCCTTCAAGGGGAGGCTCATCATCGCGCACCGGGGCGATATGGTAGCCGGGAAGTGTTTGCGCTCCACGCCGGGGGAGCAGTGCCTATTAGGCTGGTCGGATTATATACTTAATAAAGAGAAAATCAAATGCCTGTAAAAACTTCCGCTATTTCGTCTATTGAATGGATGAAAGATCAGCTTGATTATTGCCCCGTCACAGGGATTTTTAAGTGGAAGGTCAATAAAAAAGGCCATGTAAAAGCAGGCATGGAAGCCGGCGCAACTCACTCGAAAGGCTATAAAACAATTCGAGTGAATGGCGTTGATTACTTGGCGCATAGATTGGCATGGGCATTTTTTTACGGAAGCATATCTGAAAAAGAACAGATAGATCACATAAATTTAGATAGAAAAGACAATAGAATTTCAAATTTAAGAAAAGCTACTCATGAAGAAAATTGCAGAAATACAAGGTGCCGGGCTCATAATGTAAGCGGTCTAAAAGGTGCTCATTTAGATAAAAGAAACGGGAAATATAGAGCCCGCATATCAATTAAAGGCAAGCAATATTGGCTTGGATATTTTAAGACCCCAGAACTAGCCCATGCAGTATATTGCGATGTATCGCAAAAACTACATGGACTGTTCCATAGATCTTGACGACTATTCTTCCGGTATAGCCATCGCCTCGAACGATTTTTTGATAGACGGCTTAACGCGCGCATGGTCTCGCGTCATCGTGCCATCAGGCGTTCCGGCAATCTGCTGCTCCTTGTGGCGAACCTGATCGCGCGCCTTCTTCAGTTCAATAAGCTTGCGCTCCTGAACGATTTCAGTCGGGCATTCCATGAGCATGAGACCCTTACGAAGGATCGTCTGTTCCGTCGTATTGTAGGGCATCATCTCAGGATGACGCGACGCCGGCACAGCAGACCAGCCGTCACGCGCAAGTTGAACCTGATAGGCAGGATCTTCTTGGCCGTAGATCGAGTGGCGCTTCCACTCATACGTCCAGCCATCCGGGATAGAGTCGGGGTCGACATAGAAGTCATCCGTTCCGTCATCCAGTTCGCCAAGATGCGCACGAAGTTCTTCAGCGCGCTTTTTGGCTCGTGCGCGAGGATCATCGTCCCGCAGGGAAGGGCGCAGAGGGCGCTCTTCAGCGACATCAGCGGGCTCTTCAGCAGCAACAGACGCAGCAGCGGAAGCCGCCCGTGAGAACATGCCGGCCTTCGGCCGACCGCGAGTAGGTGTATTCATCTATATAACTCCTAATTTCCGTAGCGCTTCTCTTTAATAAGCAAAGACTTGTTCTTCGCGTATTCTTCAGGCGTCATGCCAAGATCTCTCGCCGTGTCGATCTCAGACCGCGTCAGACGCATCACATTTGATGGCGTCGACTGTCTGGATACGGGCGCCGCAGGAGGAGGCGAAGACCGGCGAGGCGTCGGCGCTGCTGCAGATGACATTGGGCTTTCGACTTCCTGCTGTTGCTGGCGATTGATGCCAAGACGACCTTCAATGAAGGCGAAATACTCGTCCGTATCAGGCGTAATGCCATCCTCGACCGCGTCTTCATGCGCCCGGAACATCTTGCGGACTGAGCGCTCATCCTTGAGGTGATCTTTAGCCTCACGGATCCACGCCGCAGACCGCGGCGATACGGATTGAGCAATTTGCTCCACCATATCGACCTGCGGAGGCGGCACAGGATTAACCGGCTGGCGTTCGGCCGTTTCAATCTGCCGCTTCAGTTCCTTGCGGCCCTTCTTCAGGTCTTTCTTCTGCTCTTCATTGACCGTCATTGCCTGAACAATTTCGGCGATGCGGTCTGAATCGCCAGAAGCATGCGCTTCTGCATAAGCGCGCTTCAAAGACTCGTCGCGAGACTTGATGATCTCAAGAGCGCTCTCGACAGACTGCAAATCGGCGCGCTTGGCGTCGAAGTTAGACTGATGCGCCTGCTTTTGAGCATCATAAGCGCGTCGTTCTGCTTCTTCGCGCGCTCTTTTCTCAGCATCAAGCTTCCTTTTCAGTTCGCTTATGCCTTCATCAACAGAAGAGCCTGAAGAATCTTCCTTTTTCGCAGAAGTTTCTTCAACAACCTCAACTTTCGGCTCATCTTTCTCCGTTTTTTCTGCTTCTTTGATCTCGACATCAACGTGATCGTCGTCATCAGACATAGATTTTCTCCTTATTCCAATTACCAAACAACATCAGGCGCAGGAATGCGCATTTTGACCTGCGTATCCGACAACATGCGACATAAAACGCCGTTAATCGTGACATTCCATCCATCAGAAGGCCGGAAAACAAGCCAATCATTCAGCTTAAAAGACGAATCGGCGAACCATTGGCCGCTTTCATCCTGAAAAGCTGACGGCCCCATGCCAATAAGCAGCCCGACCTTACCCTGAAAACGGTCTTCCGCGGTCGTTTGATCCGCCAGATAGAGACCGCTTTTGGTTTTTGTCGGCCGCACATAGACAGCGCAGAGAATTTGGTTGTTCAGGATCTCAATGTCTGAGAGATCACCGATTTCTTCCAAAATTTTCTGCTTTGGGTCGGTTTCGTGATCCATAAGCATAGCTACCATCTTCTCTTACCCTTCCGTTAGAGAACACGCTCTTTGTATATCCGCTCTGCTTCAAGCAGATAGTCTTGCGCCAGACGCAGCCCGGCGACTTTCCCTGCAGAAAATTTATATTCTGCAAAGTTCTCAAGATGACCAAACGAGATTGATTCCATCAACCGCTCAATTTCCTCATTCAATAGCTTCTCTAATTCGGCGCGATAGACGTGTAGCGGCGTTATCGAAGACATATACCAGTCCCTTCCTACTGGCCTTCCTAATGTAATGGTGCCGACGGGAGCAAGGAAGGGGCGCCCCCGCCGGCGGTCGCAGCAATTTTACTTGCTGCGAGCCTTTTTCGCTTTCGCGATATCCATTTTCTGGAGACGACCTTCGCCGCTTTCAGCGCCAGCCATCATGTCCTTATAGGACTTGGCGACTTTGCTGATGCGACCGCCGCTCTTGCGCGCAGGCGCGTCAGTATGACGCGATTCGATGTCAGTCTTCTGCAGACGACCTTCACCGCTCGCGGCGCCGGCTTCCATGTCCTTATAGGACTTGGCGACCTTCGTGATGCGACCGCCAGCCTTACGGCCAATCGGCCCAGCGCCCATGCCCGGAATCGGCGGCATCGGCCCCGGCCCCATCGGAGCGCCAGCAGCCGGCGGAACCGGCGGCATCGGCGGGACAGGCGGAAGCGGAGGGACAGCGCCCATGCCGCCCATAGCGGGAGCCTGTTTGCCGGTCTCAATCTTTACGACAATCGACGGCTTGCTCTTAGCCCGGCCGCCGGCCTTGCGCGCAGTGCGGCCGCCCTTCTTGCGACCCTGCACGCGGCTCGTCGACTCAAAGATCTCTTCCGTTTCCGGCAAACCTGAACCGCTGCGGCCCTTGACGATCTCTTCCATCGACGATTTGTCTTCGGGAGAATAGGACGACGTGCGGCCTTTGCCGACGTCGCGCATCTCGCGCTCACGCTTTTCCTTCTCGCCGCCGCCAATCATGCGCTGCAGGAAGCTACCGCCATCGGCTTTCTTGACTTTGCCGCCCTTTTTATAGTTCTCAGCCTTACCGCGAACCGGCTTGACCTGAACGTCGCCGACAGCCTTCTTGTCCAGAATGCCAGCGTCCTTGAAAGCAGCGCCGCCCTTCTTGAAGGCGCCAACATGCTTCTTGCCGTCGCGCTCTTCGTTCGCAGCGCGCACGTCTTTGTTGGCGATGCCGTTGCTAATTTCTTTTTCCATAGCGCGGCCGCCGGTGGCGCGGCGCTTACGGTCGGCGCGAGCCGCCGATTTGCCAGCAGCGACCTTGCCGCCCTTGTTATAGAGGCGAGCGCCTTTGCCAACAGGGCGAGCGCCGGTCTTTACATCAGCGTTCAGCGGCTCTGCCGGCGACCACGTCGCGGAAGTCGTATCCTGATCCTTATCTAAGGTGCCCGGATTGGCGAGACGACGGGCTTTCGCCTTGCGCTCGTCACGGGCTTTTTTAGCCAATTCATACATTCTTTCTCTCCAGCTGGGGAAAGCAGGCGTCCCTGCACTCGCGGGTCATCGCGAATATTTTGATACTACACCAAGCGCGTCTTTAATGACAGAGCCGCCAGAGGCATTCTCCCCACGCCGCGGGCGTATTTCAGAAACAAGAGAGACACGGGCATTAGGCTTCGTCTCTGCCATGTCCCTCAATTCTCCATTTGCGTAAGAGATCGCATGAGGCACACCATAGTATCGCGTTGTGATAATGAATTTCTTGTCTTCCGGCTCTTGCTTCAGACGCTCAATAAGTCTTTTGACTGTTGTCGCAGGGCCACTGATATCCTC